CCTGAGTTGCGGCGCTTAACTATCACATAGTGCAGCGGTACTTCCCCTTTACCGCGAGCCTTAGCGTAATTAAGCGCCTCAACTTCAGCTTCCCGCCAGAACTCAGGCAGTGCTAGCGCTGCCCTATTCTTTAGCTCAAGGATGAATGTTTCTCCCGCTATTACAGCGACAATATCACCCTCGTCTTTTGCCCCAGCCTTTGACAGACGTTCGGCACTTACGCCTTTATCGCGTAACCATCTCATAACATCTGTCTCAAACTTGGAACCCTTAGTCTTGTTGTACTGACTCATCTACCAGTACAACCTTGTTGATCTTGTAGATTAGATTTCCTTCTTCATCTTTAACTAATTCGACAACGCCGGATTGCATCAAGGCACCAACGAAGTTAGTTAGATCTAACTTGATAATATCAAAATCAGCACGCAGTGCATTAAGATCTTCACGCAGTGCATCAATCCTCAAGTTATCTCGGTACTTATTTACTAACGGTTCAGACATTGTATCCTCCTTGGTATCCAGCCATTGTGTCTCGTCTTAGCATCCTACCAAATTGGTCTTCATCACCAATCTGACACGCTGCATAGTTTACTAGAAGCTGTGCGTAGTTAGACGCATCAGCTGTGTGTGGCCCAAAGCGATTCTTCACAGCAGCCACCTTCAGTGTTGCTTGTCCTGGGTCATAACCCAAGGTCAGGATCAACGCCGGTAGTTGGCTCACCTTGCCGTGAATAGCCCGACGGTGTGGTGGATTAGTCGGACTTCCATACTCGCTCTGTTCCGATACGTGGTGCAGTACTAGTACGCACGCTTCTGTCTTGCGTGCCATATCGTGCAACTCCATCATAATTGCACGTAGTCCTGCCCACTCATTGTCAGTCTCTGCTGTTACGTTCATTAGGTTATCTATTACGATCAGCTCTGGAGCCTGTCCGTATAGTTCAACGTATGCCCGTATCTCTAACTCAAGATCATCAATAGATGGCGATGAATCAAAGACCCACTTGATGTGGCTTAACTTCTCAAAGCGAGAATCGTAGTAGTGACTATCGTTTGCTAAGTTATTTTCTACAGAGACTTGTGAGTGACCGCTGACGTGGGCTGCTGCCCTCATCATCACGGTTGTTGTATCCGTATCTGCTGAGAAGAACAGCGTAGGCACGCCTGCTTTGATTGCGTAAACCAATGCGAACATTGACTTACCAGCATTAGGTGCTGCTGCAACCATACAGACTTGCCCACGCCGGAACTTGATCTCTTTGGCAGCTAAGCCAACCCATACATCCGGTAGGGGTGTAGCTCTAGTGAGCACGCCACCCCAAGCACGGGAAAGATCAAGCACTTCTATCTCCTTCTCTGAATATGTTTTCTCTTTTACGGATAACTCTGCGATCTGCTGGTGTTAATCCACCCCACATACCCCAGACTTCTTTCTTGATTCCCCACTCAGCACACTCTGTTTTGTGGAAGCACAGATCACAAATTGCCTTAGCAAACTTGTAATCTGTAGTGACTTTGAGATCATTGTCATCTGCATCTTTATCTGCAAACCAAAAATCACCGCCAACTTCGGCACACTTGGGAGCTTCGTAGTTTTGCGGCTCCCGCATTACCTATCTAACCCAGATAGTGTCGCACTTATCTGGAGCACCCTTAGGTGTTGGACACATCCAACCCTGCCAAGGCCCCTTAGAAGAAGTACCAGTCTTGAAAGTCATAGCTCCGTGCTTACAAGCATTACCGCCTGCTGCTGGTGCTGAAGTAATTGCCGGTGCTGCTACTGGAGCAGCGTTGAACTGTGCTGCAATAGCAGATACAGCAGGTGATACAGCAGCTGGTGCTACTGATCCTTGTGATAGTTCTCTACCAGTAGTAATGATATTCAAAGCATTCATTGAAATATCTGCAAGTCCTGCTTCTAATTCACGCACATCTGCTGCGTAAAGATTGATAAGTGTTCCATCGCTCAACTTGTAGTTGACCTGGAACTTTGTTCCTTCTGTAGCCATTTAGTTACCTCCAACTTGTTTTACGGTTAGGCGCTGACTCTCAGCGTCAACCTTTTTAGGGACAAACCCTAATAGTTTTTCTACCTCGCTACTATCAACTGTCTCACGACCTTTGATAGTTGACCAACTTACTTCGATACCACTTTGGGTGGTACCTAGTAAACCTATGAATGATTCTTTAAGTGATTCTTGTTGAAACTTTAGCTCTTTTATTTTACTTGATAACTGTAAATACAACAGTGCGTTCTTGTCAACTTCCGCATCAGCAATGATTACATCGCTAACTGCGGTACGTACTTTTTTTAGACCATCGCATCCCATCTCACCAGATGCGTCATAGAACTGACAGTAATGCTGGCAGTAACTAGCATCCTTTTCCGGTGCTGGGAGTTCCTTCGATTCCTTAACAGTTGCGAGCCAACCAAGTGCAGTTCGTGCTACAGATTCGTCGTAGGCTTCTGTGTGTACCTTGACGTCTCTTTCATCACCGTCCCGAGCAATCGCTACTAGTGACACTCGGTTGACTGCGTAACCGTTTTTGGATAGGAGGTATCCGTACAGCTGTACCTGCCAGCGTTGCTGTGTTGATGGGAAGTAACCCAAGTTCTTCAACTTGGAAGTCTTCCAGTCAATCACATCGCCAGTTTCTGGTACATATAAATCTATATGGGCTTTCATCCCATCGTATTCTACTTCTGCTTCAATCATCAACTTGTCGTTACCGGCAAGTGCCTTCTCGATCTCTGCGTGGATAGCAGTACCCATAATTGCAGCGAGCTTTAATTGATTATCATTTGTTTCTGGTTGTTCGTTTAACCGATACCAGACCCTACGACGGCAACCACCAATTTCTGATGGGCCTATCTGTACCTGTGTTGATCGAGACTTCTTAGCATCAGCAGCACGTAGTGCTGTTAATAGTAATTCTTTTGGATCAGTAAACTCGTTCAACGTGAATACCCCTTACAACCTTTGCTGCTTGGAATAAACCTTTACAGTAATCGCACTCGTGGCATCCATCAATACAAGTATACGATTCAATATCTTGTGCAAGTGATTCGCGTAATTCTGCAATCTGTATTTCAATTGTCTTTTCCATCGCTACCTCCTATAGCTTTTCTTGTACCACCAACTGTAAGGGCTTACCAGTATTGGAGTCAAGCACTGAAGCTATTTCAACAGCACGCTTGGCGTGTCGCTTGAGGTAATCTAACCCCATAATAGGTTTACGGATTGAATACAGGTAGCCAAGAGCAAGCTGCCCACCACTACCAATGCCATAAGTTCCGTGATCTGTTTGGAAAAAAGAGAGATCACAAGCAACCCTAAAGATATTACCGTTAAAAGCAAAGAGATAATCGAAGCCACCATCTTTATCCACCTTATTCCATTCGTAGTTGTTTTCATTAAACGCTGTGATGATACTAGGTATTACCTTAGCGCCCATATAATGCACTGGATTCTCACCGCGATAGATCGGTGGTTTCCAATTGTAGGTGAGTATATCTCCTGGGCGTATATCGCCGGAAATGCCTATTAGAAACTTCCCCACCTCGACGATCTTGGGCGTACTAGTCGAGGTACTTATTAGGTTGTCCTCTGTGATCTGCGAGTCAGCGCAGAGCACGGCGTAATAGTCCGTTTGAATAGCTGAGATCGTAGTCATAAAAGAATCATACTAGAGATCGGCGTGTCTTACTGGAGACACGCTACTGGTTTGGCTACAATATGAGCCGTGAGGCGAATTAAACAGGGTGAGCGCCCCCTTGAGGGGCGCGACAGGGGTACTACAGGGCTACTGCGCTGGCTCCGTCTACCAACCCTGTCAAGAAACTCTAGCCCATTACCACCGGTATTTGGTAGCGACCTTCGGGAGCTAGGCCCAATACACGTTTGTCCTTGTGGCTCCCAAGTTTTTAGCGTTATGGCCTCCTTTGAGAACTATGAATTAGTCTGGTATTTTCTTGACGCAACCTGTGTATCCTGTGGGAATCTAGTAACAGTTCCCTGCCCAGTAGATGCAGAATAAAACGGCATAAAAAAAAAAAGAACCCCCCACCCCGTAGGGTGGAGGGTCTTTGCCTCGCGTTGCTATGGGTTACTTAGACCCACGACCAAACTCTGTTGCTTTTGGATCTAGCCACTTTAGGACTGGACCTGCAATACCAGCGATAGCTGCTGCGCCTAATTTCTTAGGATCAGTTTCACCGGCTAGGTATAGAGCGATTACTGAGGCAATAGCGGCACGTAGATACGTGGCTAATACTGCTTGCACTTTCTTATCCATTAGTTCTCCTTCTGAGATGGGATGTCTTTCTTCTTAGGTAAAGGCTTAGGTAACTTAACCTTTACTTTAGAAATCACCGATAATTCCCCTAACCAGGGGAACCAAGGTGAAGTATCTGCTCCACAGTTTTCGTTAATAGAAATATGTAGGTGGTGTGGGTGTTTATTTATGCCATCGTAGTTGCGATCACCTTCAACGCTACGATCCTTAGACCAGATCTTGCCTTGGAAGATCAAGTACTTAACGCGCTTATCTGCCTTTAGTAACTGAAAGATCTTCTTGCAATCAATACCACCTAGTGGATCGTGTGTTAGATCAACTGCGTACCCAGTATTGTGATCGCTGTTAGGACTTTGCTTCTGGTGTGCAGCACTAGGAAGCAGTCCGTCGCTGGCTTTATTCCTCTTCGGACAGTGTGCTGTTGCTTGTCGCAGGACAGCAATAGCGGCAGGTGTGGCTTGTTTGGCAATCATCGCAGATTTTACTCATTTCTTTAACATCATCTGATATAGGATTTCTACTTTTGTTTCTAATCTAGTAATGGAGTCTTTGACACTTGAGCCACCATTGGGTTTAAGTTCATTAAGATAATGCTTAACTAACCAGCGCACTGCGCCAGCAAAGCCACCAATGATTGTCATTACCGCAACAGCTAATGTTGCATAGTCTTGTGCCTGCATTAGACCGTCCTGATCGTTACTAGTAATGTGCCACCAAATCCAGAGAACCTTTTGTCTTCTGGTGTTTTATTTATGAAATCTAACTCTTCAATCAAGCCAAGGTAGGATTCATTTGTTCTAAAGTCTTGGACACGAACAGTGTCACCAATGTTTTCAATTGCTTCTAACTGTGACATACGGAAGTAAGAAGATCCTTCGTAACCAACTTCGTTACCAAACTTATCGCTTTCGTGGTCATAGCAGAATAATGGATATTGGATAAGGCGCTGGCGTGGTACCGCCGGCAAGGACTTGAGTTGGTATCCAGTAAACAGTGGCCCTTTGAGAACATCTGTAGCTGAACGATTCAAGGTGAACTGGAAGCCAAGATACTCTTGTGCTGAATTAGGATAACTTACGTTAACTTCTGTAACATCTTTGCCTTGTGCAAAATCACCAATAAGTACAAAGTTATCAAAGGAATCAATTGACTCAATGCTAACGCCACCATTGACAGTATCTACACGAGCTTGAAGTAACTTAAATATCTTGGTCTCTAGTGTGTTGTAGCGGATATAACCGGTACGCAAGTATCCACTTGCTACTAGGCTAGTAGTTGACTCAGCCCAGGTATTATTACCATTGGTAAAGGCTGCTCGATCTGAGTTACCAAAGAAAGCAACTTGGCTTGCAGTAGTTGTAGTTCCAGTAGCAATAAGATCCCAAGCCCAAGGGAAGAACAAAGTTCCTGCGATAACTGTTGTAGATAGATCTACACGGATCAACCCTGCCGCGCCATCTACTAGGGTTGAGATGTAAGCAAAGCGATCTCGGAAGGCTATAGCGTTACAAGGTGCATCATTAAATAGCAATGGGCCATACTGGATGTTTCCATTAGTATCCGATATACCAACTCTAAATCCTAAATTAGTAGCAAGGATTGAGTAAAGTCCAAGGTAAACATCGAAGTCATTGATGCGTTCGCCTTGTGGCAAATCAATAACAACAGTAGGTGTTTCAAGAGTTGGAAATCCTAAAGAGTTAGCAACTGCTGGATCTAGGCCAACCTTAAAAACTGAAGATGATGTTCCATTAGGATCATAACCTGAAATATAGATAGCTTGCGGTCCTTCTGCGATGCTAGACCAGACCCAAGAAGTATTAGGATGAGTGTATAAAGGAGTAGCAGGTAATGCTGTAGATGCACTAGCATTAGCGTTTAATTCGTAGATCTTATTGTCAATAGCTGCAATAAGGCGTTGCTTAACATAGCGAATAGTTCCACGAGTGGTGCTAGTAGCGGTATAAATTTCAGTATCGCTAGTAGTTCCAGCAAGGTTGCCTCGGTGAACACTTGAACCATTGATAAAGAAGTATTGCTTACCATTAGTGGTAACGCTATAAATCGTAGATGCTGTGCCAGTTTGAGTGTAGGTAGTTGAAGTACCACCAGTTGTAATCTTCTTTAGCGCAGTGCCATCTGTTACTAGGATGCAGTCATTGGTGCCATCATTGACACCGATCATTTGAGCAGCAGCAGCACCAGAATAGAAGCTGGCTGTGTCATTAAGCAGGGTTGCCTGTCCTCTAGTCCATACATCTAAGCCCTTAGACTCTGTGTACTGGAAGCGTAGCGATTCCTCCTGCTGTGGCTCAAAGTATTTAATACCAGCGCCATAGTGGAAAGATGACTGAGACCTAACCCACCAACCAGTAAGCGTCTGCTCTCCGGCTTCTCTTGTCTGGTCAATCTGTTGCTTGCGATATTGAGCAGTAACACGGCGATAAGGCATCTCATCTGAGTTAGCAAGAAAGAATGGCAAAGCGCCAATTGCTATTTCATAAGCAGGGCCAGTAGGTGTGTAAGTTGTAGAACCTACTGGGTTGGAAAGCACATAGGGTAAGCCTTCGGTAATGTCATCGCCATAAGTTGGCATTTACTACTCCTCTAGTTTAGGTGCTACGAATACATCGTTAACAGAATCGTAGGTATCTCCGATGCCAGCAAACTTGCCTCTAAAGTTTGCGTTATAACTTGTTTGAATCCAAGTACCACCAAGGTTATCTACTAGCCATTGGTAGCCTTCATCTGGTTCATTGTTATCTCCAACGGTTACGCGGAGAACAATGTTGTTTTCATCTAGTTCTGCCCAATGACTCATTAGTCAACCTGCACTTTCGTATAGCGAACAATTACAAGACCCGAGCCGCCAGCACCTGATGATGATCCTGAGAAAGTTGAACCTCCACCACCACCTGTGTTCGCTGTGGCGCTTGATGCAGAACTTGTGTTTACGCCTGCCGTTCCACCACCATTACCACCTGCAGCAGCCGAACTGCTGCCAGTTCCACCGCCGCCACCAGCATAATAATAAGTTCCGCTAACATTTTGACCTGTGCCGGTCACGCTTCCCCAAGATGAATAAGTTGAACTGCCTGCGCCGCCTGCGCCGCCATTTCCAGTAACGGCGCTACTTCCTACTGCACCTGCTCCACCACCGCCACCTGAAGATGCCGTTGATGTAGTTGCTGCACCTGCGCCACCATTATTTCCTTGGCCTGCTGTACCTGCACCGCCCGAAGTTGAGAAATTATCTGGATAAGTTCCAAGGCCGCCACCGCCTGAACCACCTGCTCCATTACTACCGCCAGCACCAGCAGTTGCCGTATTTGCAGCAAGAGAACTGTTTGTTCCATTTGCGCCTACTGCACTACCACCAGTTCTTGCTGCACCGCCAGCACCAACAACAATAGAAAGATTACCGCTACCGCTTTGACTTGTAAGAGCCAATAAACCACCAGCACCGCCGCCACCGTTATAGTCGTTAAAAACAGGGCTTGCACTTGCTTCTCCGTGACCACCAGAACCACCACCTGCAATAACAATTGCATCATAAGTTAAAGCAGAACCTGTAACGCCAAGCGTTCCGTTTGCGGTAAATGTTCGATAGTAATAAGTTGCATCAGAAGTTAAAGTTCCACCAGTTACAACTGGCTTACCTAATTTTGAAGAAGCAAGGATTCCCAAGATTGGCATTAGGAAATATCTCCTGTCACCAACCAAGTATCAGTTGCGATTTTAATACAAGTTGCAACTGAATTGACTGCTCTTAACTTAGGCGCTGTTGAAGTAGCGCCAGTTGAAAGAACTGTTGTAGTGCCTGAAGTAACTGCGTTAATTGTTGGCTGTCCAGCACCGGTAATCCACGCTACGTTGACCTGTGAGCCTATTGGAAAGGCAACAGATGCATTGGTTGGGATAGATAGTGTCTGAGCTGAGGCATTATTAGAAGTTACTAATTTGCCATTATCAGTTAATACAAAAGTATAAGTTGTTGCTGTATTAGCATTAAGAGTTAGGTTCAACTTTGGATCATTTAACACTGGAGAAGTTAGAGTTTTATTAGTAAGTGTTTGAGTACCAGTGAGAGTCACATCTCCAGCTGATGCTGCTGACCACTGCACTCCAGTACCAGTTGAGGCAAGAACCTGACCACTAGTTCCAACACCTCCACCAGCAGTGACAGTTCCTGTTAATGTTGCACTTGATAAAGTCTTATTGGTTAAGGTATCTGTAGTTGCCTTGCCTACCAAGGTATCGCTAGTAGTTGCTGGCAGCGTCAAGGTATTAGTGCCAGCAACTGCTGTTGCCTGCACTGTGGTAGTTCCAGAGGTAGATCCGCTGAAAGCAAAGGATGCTACAGGAGATGCATTGTTACGGAAGAATATAAGGTCATCACTTGTCAGCACGTGCTTGACTGCTGCACCTGAAGTATGAGAAATACCAGATACACCTGGTGTACCAGTACCAGCTTGGCCTCGACTAATAGTCAAAGTATCGCCAGATCTTTGTGTTACATAAACAATTTCTTCATTGACTGTATCTGGGTCTATTGCGATAGTAAAGATATCAACGTTGCCAGCGGCTAGTGTTACGCCACCCAGAAGTGCAGCGCCAGTACCTGTTGCTACTGTTATACTAGTAGCAGTGGTATTAATACTGGCAGCAAGTGTTGTTGCATTACTAGTGGACGAGTATTGTCTAGTCATTTATTTGCCTTACTTACTATAATGGATGCGAATTGGATACTTGTCTTGCAGTTTAAGAGCTTCATCATTTAACCTTTGTTGATATAGAGCATAGATATAACGAGAAGATGCAACACCTGCTGTGCTTGGGATCTTGGTATCATTAAGGTCGGCTTCTGCTGAACTCAAATTAATTCGACCAGCATCTACATAAGATAGTAATTTGTAACAAGCTCCAAGAGTTATTACCTCTACGGATGAAGCAGGTAAGCCTGTTACATCTGCGTAATCATCTGTATTACTATCTAAAGTATTAGGAATGGTTGTATACCAAACCTGCACTGTTCTACCAGGTTGGATGTTTTCATAAAGATTTACTGTTTTTTGTGTATTAAATGCTGCTACGTTTGCCATTAAATCTGCACGCCAACGGTTGATTGGCAGCCATTCAAGGCTAGAACCTGTTGTCTGCCAAGACATATAAAGTATTGATTCTAAATCATCTGGCAGGGCATAGGTGGTTTGGCTTGCATTAAAGGTAAAGGTATATGAAGCTACAGACCAAAGTTTAGGATAAACACTATTGATAACATCATTGATTGCTTTCTTAATCATTACTCGTGGAAAAGTTGGAGTAAGGGTTATCTGTGCGTACTGGCTGTGAGGCGCCGGTGATGTATTCTGGTAACCTCTGCCAAATCCTGGAGCTGCATTAAGCGTGCTGCTTCCTTGGTCAAAGTTATCAATCCAGATAAGTTCATCATCAATTTCGATAACGCCTTTGGCTAAGTTAGAACTTGAACCAATAACCATAGAGGTACTAGTAGTTGTTATAGCACTAGTAAGATATGTAATTCTATCTTGGCGCAGGGTGTACCCAGCTAAAGAGGATCTAACCTCATCTATCATATCGCTAAGTGTTGGCATTATTCCCTTTCATACCAGCCGTCTCCCCATAGCGTGAGAAGTCGTGCGAAGTATTGTTCGTATTGTGGTGCGATAGCATCTAAGGAGTACATAGATACTGCTCGCTTGTGTATTGCTACTGGGTCTAAATCTTTAACCCATTCTGTTGCTGCTGCAAACTCCATTGCATTTCTGCAACGGTAACCGGTAACACCATTAGGATTAGTCTCCGTAAAAGCGCCCCAGTCTGTGGTAATCGTTGGAGTACCACACATCTGCGCTTCAGGAACTATGTTTCCAAAAGGTTCTATGTAAAGCGTTGGAGCAAATAGGGCAATAGCACCACCCATTAACTTTGCTCGTTCTTCAGGACCTACTGGTCCTACCCATTCGCCGTATTCAATCTTAGGATCATTACCAGGACCTGCAAGAATAAGTTTTACACCCATTTCTTTACAGACGTGCTGAACAATAGAGATACCTTTTCTATCTATCATTCGTCCTACGTATAGGTAGTAATCTTCTTTTTTCTCTTGCAGTGGAAACATCTCTGGTTCTATGTATCCTGGAATAACAGCATCATAGAAGTTGCCGTTAACCATTGTAGGATTATTAAACGCAGCGTAGATTGAGTGCATCCAAGCGTATGATTCAAAGACCCTGTACTTGGCAAAGGTTCCACCATAACCAATACCAAATTCAACAGTTATATGATCTGGGAAAGCATCAGCAATGGGCTTATGTGATGATCCACCAATAACACAGATAAAATCTTTTTCTTCTATGCGCTTGCCAAGCTCTTCTATAACATTGCCATTAAAGATTTTCCAATGAGGCAGTTCATTATTAAACTCTGCCTCGACAAAGTGCTTATTACCAATCGCTTCTGCTTGCTGTTCCTTAGTGATACAAGTAATTAGTTCGTCACAAGGTGCTTCATTTTCCTCGCCGGCATAAAGATAAACTGTATGCCCAAGGTCCTTCATCATAATACAGAAACGTCGCACCTTTTCAGTAAAGGCACAGATAACATATTTTTTAGTTGTTTGTGTATGTGGCAAACTTATTACGTGAAATCTCATACTTGACAGTATAACAGATTTACGCTAAGGGAAAAATTACTGCCTGCCAATTAAGGTCATCTTCTACCCATTGATACATCAAGCCATCAGTAGGCATTGGAGTAGGAGCTTGCCATTGGCAAGTTTCCTCATCTAGTACCCAAGATGGGTAAGGTTGTGGTGGAATAAAAGCATCGCGGGCTTCGTCATAGCTATCGCCAATACCGGCATACTTCTTACGAATGTTGGAATTGTAGGAAGTACGGATGCAACGTTGTCCTCTAAAGTTGCCGTACCATTCTTCAGGCGTTAGCCCTTCAAGTAGCTCTGATTCATCAACACCGACAATAACTTCGGTGACTATGTTGTTAGTTAAAAATGCGTAATGTGCCATTATGCGAAACTCACTACTACTGTTCCTGCTGTAATAGTTGTAACCTTAAATCCACCCGATGGGGCAGGTGTTG